TTATAGCTTAGTTTCATTATTCACCTCTCTATTCCATGAGTTACCATAAAGCTCACCGCCACCTGCATAAAGCTGAAGGACCTTATTATTTTGAAGAATTTCATAAGTTTCCTCACTATATGAACTTTGTTTGTCAAAGGCAATGAATATCTGTTTATTGAGCTTTTCAGTTTCTGTATATAATTTCATAATTCCATCAATTCCCTCATCATCTATATTCTTAAAAAATAAAGAATCATGGGCAAGGGCAGGAAGTGATGAAAGATAAAGGATGGCTAAATCTAAAAGAATTAAACCTTTAAAATTTGTACCAGTCCCTGTATCTTTTGGTGTAAAAAACTCATAGCTGTTATAATTTTTCAAAGTAATTATAGGTGAATTTCTCTTTTCTTTGTATAAGCTATTGTTAAATTCACGCATTTTACTATTTATCGAAGTTGATATCTCTGATAATATATTCTCTATATTTTTCTCAAGTCTTTCTTTTGCATCATTTTTAGATTCTTTAATAGCATTCTCTTCTAAAAAAGCTTCATTTTGTTCTTCTAGTGCTGATATCTGTTTTTGCAACTCAGAATGTTTGTCTAAGAATTCTTTAGAAAAACTATTTTTTATTTTATGCTTAGAAAGCTCCTCGGATATATTCTTAATAGTATTTTTTATTTCATTTATCGAACTATTTACTAGCTCTTTTTCCTTTTCAAACTCAGTGCTTAAAATGCTTGAAAGTTTTTTGTGATAGTTTTCAACTTCATATATTTTCTTTATATCTACACTGGGAAAAAACTCCATCAAAGCTTGTAAATCTGCTTCGGTAGGCATGAGTCCATATTCCATACTTATATCAATAAGGTTTGATCTTCTTTGTAATCTTGTTAGCTGAGTTTCGAGCAAAAGTTTATTTTCTTTTAATGATTCACATCTTTTTGAGTCTTCTATTTCCTCTTGAGTGATATTGTCACTTGTGGTATAAGTTAGCGATTCTAACTCTGCTTTTAAATCAGAAATTCTTTTAAGATTTTCTTCATATTGTTTTTTACCACCAATTAAGTTAGATATAAAACTGTACTTTCTTGCATTTTTAAATGTCTTGAGTTTATCTGCTTCCAAGTCATACCTTTTATGAAAAGGCTCTATATCTTTATAATAATCAAAAAGGCTTAACAATATTTTAATAGATTCTTTAGTACTTTGATTTCGATAACCTTGCAAGGGGTGCTTTTCATCTCTATTATTCTTTCCATAAATTCTAAAGTAGGTACTTATTAATTGCCTAAAAGTAAGGTCTGTTTTGTTGGCATCATATTTTTCCATTAAAAAATTCAGAAAATCTTTTTTTGATATAGATTCATTGGTTTCGGAATAATCATTATTACATATTATGATTGTAGCAGGGTTTTCAGTTGATCGTCCAAAATAGTATTTTTTATCGAACTCAAAACAAGAATATATTGTATGATTTCCAAGGTTGCGAACACCGTCACTATCAAGGTAAGTATCTCCACCAAAAACAAAGTCTATAGCTAATAAAGCAGATGACTTGCCTATTGAGTTTGAGGCTTTTTGAGTACCTTGAATAACATTTAGTCCTTTTGAAAACTTTATAGGTGGTCTTACATTACCATTTTCTTTAAAAGCTGGAGAGAAGATTTCTACAAGCATTTTATCACCTCGCCTTCATCGGATATTTCAATTGCATTTAATGCATATAATAAATCCATAACAGATAAAAAATCTGAAGGATCTTCAAGTTTTGGATTAATTGCATGAAAAAGTTCTATTACGTTAGTAGTTCCTTTATTTACTTCTTTAAGCACTCTAGGTATCAATGATAGAGTGCTTTTTTGGTATGAATATAATTTATTAGGTAGTTGCATCGAATACCTCACAACTTTGAATAAAGTAGCACACTATTACTTGGCAAAAAATAATCTCTTGGAGTGTTACTTTATGTAGTTTCTCGGAAAGACTATAGAAAACTTCGGATTTACTTTTATTTCCACCCTTTATTTTTTTGTAAGCTGACTTCATTTGATGCTGTAATTCCTCGTAATCAATAATTTTGCCTTTATCTAAATTCTCCATTATTTCCCTGATTTTAATAAAATATGTTGTCACGGTTGTCTTAACTTGGTTATATAGTAAGAAGTTTTCATCAGGGTCAATTTTTTCATTTATTTCCTTAGGATTCATACTTAAATCGTAAAAATCTTTTTGTTTCAACTTACTTATTCTGATAATAACTTCAGTTAATCCCTTTTCTAAATCTATGGTGCTAAGCTCAAGCATATTTTCCATATGAATAGATAGGGATTTTTTATTAGCTTTTAAATTCTTAATGTCTTTGCACTATTGTCTAACTGATATGTAGCGAAACACATAGGACACAGGGCAATTAAATTATCAATAGATGTTTCTTTCTTTTTATCTATGTGAGTTATTTCATAAACATTGGATACATTTGCATCTTTAGAAACATAAAGTAATTTACCGCAACCAGGCATAGCACAGTGGCTGTCACATTCTTTTAGTAAATATCCACCATATTTAGACTTTAAGTCTGATGAACTTTGTAATTGCTTTTGTTCATTCAGTTTATCGGCTGAAGTAAGACCTGCGGCAGTTCTAATAATATCAATAAGAATGTCAGTAATGATAACGGATACATTATCGGCAGTTGCACTAGGATCATAAGGGTGTATGTCATCAGCCAACAATTTTCTGACATCAAGTGGTTTCTCTGAAATCTCATTAATAAAGTTATCTTTATCCAGCCTATAAACAATACTTCTAGCTAATTTCTGCGAGATTCCTTGCTTCGAGTAGTTTCTTAAAGTACTCTCCTTAACTTTATTGGTTGGATCTTTTGGAGCATCCCAATCAGTTTCTGATAATTCTGTAATCATGGCAATGATATACCTCATGAATGAAGGGACATCATTGCCATCACTTATTCTATTTTTCAATATTTTGAAAAGAGTTTTAAAGTCCAATTTTCTATACCCCCTTTCAGTTTTAACCACCTTTAACCATGATTAACCAAATTGTACCCATGTAAAAAATGGTGTCTTGTAAAATTGATTTATAAAAGGAAAAGATTTGTCTTTGTATATATTATATCACAAGAACACACCTTTGATAAAAGCAGAATTTCGATAAAAAGATATTTTGCTTTGAAAAAAGAGATGAAAGTTTCTATAAATCTACATAGATATATCCCTTAGCTAAGGATTTATTCGGAGTCTGTGTAGAACAATTTAATAAAGTCAGCTTTCTTACCGAATAAGGCAAGCTGCAAGTCAAAATGAAGGAATTCTTCATATAAGCTTGTGGTCTTTTTAGTGTGCCTTATTTTAGCTAAAATCATGAGATTCCTTCATTGAAAAGAATGGAGGAATTTTAATGAAAATTCGCAAGACAAGAAATGATGAAAGAGAAACCTACATTTATAGGTTTGCAGATGAAACAAAAGTGGAACTAAAACCAGGAAAAGATGGGATAACAGAAGTGGACATCAAAAAACTACATGCTTTAGATGATAGTGAAGTTTACTATAACAACAAGAATCTAAGACCTGAACGAACTAAAGAAGAGAAAGCTGAAATAGATGCGTGGAAACAAGAATTTATAAGCGACTTTATAAAGAGTCATGGATATGAACCTAATGAGGACATGTTAAAAGGAGAAGTGGAGGAAAGATTCCCAAGAAACTATAACTTATCTCTTGATTTCGATAACGATGGGGATATTGATCCAGATAAAAGATTAATAGCAACTATTAAATCCAAAGACATGAATGAAGAATTTGAATGGTCGGAGCATATGGAAGATATACTTTCTTTATTAACGGATAAACAGCGATTAGTAATCAAGTTGATGTATGTAGATGGATACAAGCAGTCAGAAATTGCAGATTTAATGAACATATCTTCAGCTGCGGTTAAGAAACATTTGGATAAGGCAAAAGAAACAATCAAAAATAATTTTTAAATATTTTAGGACGAGGTTAAAAACTCGTCCTTTTTCTTTGCCTGTGATTTATAAGGGAGATGACCCTTTCAGAAAGGAGGCAAACATGAGGCACAAAATAATCATCAATGTAACAAATAAGAAAGGACAAAAGACAAATGTCCTTAAAGGTGCAGTCGGAAAAATTCCAAACAGATTAATAAAATTTTTGTTTGGAGACTACAGACAAATTTATCTATTAGACCCTGGGATGACAGTTGATTCAGTGGATGTTAGAGAAATCGAGAAAGGAGAAAAATATGTCAAGAATAAAGCTACTGATGGAAATCAAAGAAGATGAAGAGAATCTTGCATCTAGTATAGGTGTCCTTCTAACAGCACTAGAAAGTGATGAGGAAGTTCCTAAAAAGGAAGAAAAAGTAAATCAGAACGAAGAGATTTATGAGATTGAAGATGTTAGAAAGATACTAGCCGACAAATCAAGATTAGGTCATACAGCAAAGATAAGAGAACTCTTAGAAAAGTATGGAGCTAAAAAGTTATCTGAGATTGATCCAAGTAACTATAAAGACTTGGTAGCAGATGTGGAGAAGTTGTAATGGGTGCTCACGCTATTTTATCAGCATCATCTTCTAATAGATGGATTCACTGTCCGCCAAGCGTTAGGTTCTCTCAAAAATACGAAGATGAAGTTAGTCCCTATGCACTTGAAGGTATCTCAGCTCATGCCTTAGCAGAATATAAACTAAAGAAGTTATTAGGTTTAGATACTAAAGACCCAACAGAGGATTTAGATTTTTATGATGAAGAAATGGATGAGCTAACTGATGGATATGCCTCATACGTAGCAGAAGTTATAAGTAGATACGAAAGCCCAGCTGTGTTTGTGGAAGAAAGACTTGACCTATCAGACTATGTTAAGGAGTCCTTTGGAACTGCTGACTATGTAGTTGTTGGAGGAAAAGAACTTCATGTAATAGATCTAAAGTATGGTCAGGGAGTTTTAGTAGATGCTAAAGAGAATTCACAACTCATGTTATATGGACTTGGTGCTCTAATTCTCTTTGATGGAATTTATGATATCGAAAAAGTAATTCTTCATATCTATCAACCAAGAAGATGTAGTATATCAACTTATGAAATCAAGAAGATAGAACTTTATGAGTGGGGAGAAACCGTACGAGAGATAGCAGAGAAAGCTTACAAAGGAGAAGGAGAATTCTCTTGTGGAGAATGGTGCATATTCTGTAAAGCAAAGAATAAATGCAGGAAAAGGGCAGAAGAGAATCTGAAACTAGCACAAGATGAATTTACTCTACCACCAGAACTATCTGACGATGAAATTGAAGAGATTCTACCAAAACTAGACGAACTGGAACAATGGGTCAAAGATATCAAGGCTTATGCATTAGAAAGAGCCCTAAATGGCCACAGGTGGAAAGACCTAAAACTTGTCGAAGGTAGGTCTAATAGGAAATACCGAGATGAAGATGAAGTTGTAAAAAAAGTAAAAGAACTGGGATTCAATCCCTTTGAAGAAAAGTTACTTGGCATCACAGCTATGACTAAGTTACTAGGTAAGAAAGTCTTTGATGAAAATATCAGTGACTTATTAGAAAAACCAAAAGGCAAACTTACCTTAGTGAACATTAATGATAAAAGAGAAGAAGTTGTAATTGAAAATGTGAAAGAAGAATTCGGAGGTAAATAATATGTCAAATATGAATAAAACAAAAGTAATTACAGGTGAAGTTAGATTATCTTATGCAAATGTCTGGGAACCAAAGTCAATCAATGGTGGTAAAGAAAGGTACTCAGTATCCGTCATTATCCCAAAGAGTGACCAAAAGACAATTGAGAAAATTGAAAAAGCAGTAGATGCTGCTATTGATGAAGGACTTTCTAAATTCAATGGAAAGAAACCAAATAAGAAAGCTATCAAACTTCCATTAAGAGATGGTGATACAGAAAAAGATGATGAGGCATATGCAGATGCATACTTCTTAAATGCCAACTCTATGACAGCACCTCAAATTGTAGATAGAAACGTAGAGCCAATTCTTGATAGAAGTGAAGTCTACTCAGGAGTTTATGCAAGGGTATCTCTTAACTTCTACGCTTACAATGTAAATGGTAATAAAGGAGTGGCCGTGGGCCTTGGAAATATTCAAAAACTAAGAGATGGTCAACCTCTAGGAAATAGGTCTAATGCAGCAGATGACTTCGATGCGATGGACGATGATGACGAAGATTTCTTAGCATAGGAGGTAGAAATGGACTATTTAATTACAGCGATAGTTTTAGCTATTTGGTCCTTTTTATGTTATAAGCTTGGATTTTTACAAGCTCAGTTAAAAGAACTAGATAGAGATATTAGAAAAATAGAAAAACAAATAAAAGAAGATAGAAAAAATAATTTAGCAGAATTAACAAAGCTTAGTGATAGCTATGAAGAGATTGTCCATAGATCTTGAGACCTATTCTTCAGTTGACTTAGGCAAAAGTGGTGTATACAAATATGCTGAGAGTGAGGATTTTGAAATCCTCCTCTTTGCCTATTCTATTGATGATGGAGAAGTTAAGGTAGTAGATTTAGCAAGTGGAGAGATTATTCCTGAGGAAATATTATCAGCACTTAGTGATGAAAGTATAGAAAAGTGGGCCTTTAATGCAAACTTTGAAAGGATGTGTCTATCAAGATTTTTAGGTGAGAGACTAAAACCTCAAGGTTGGTACTGCACCATGATTTGGTCAGCCTATCTAGGGCTACCTCTATCCCTTGAAAAAGTAGGAGAGGTTTTGAAACTCGATAAGCAAAAGACGAATGAAGGCAAGGCCCTTATAAGATATTTTTCTATTCCTTGTATACCAACTAAGACTAATGGTATGAGGACTAGAAATCTACCACATCACGATTTAGAAAAGTGGTCTACCTTTAAGAAATATAACCAAAGAGATGTGGAAACAGAAATGGCTATAAAGAAAAAACTATCAGCCTTTCCTATGCCTCAATCAGAATGGGAAAACTACTGGATAGACCAAAACATCAATGACAGAGGAATTTTAATTGATGAAGTTTTAGTTGGTTCAGCTATTAAATTTGATGAAATATTACGAGAAGAAAATATGGATAGAGCCATAGAATTAACTGGTCTTGAGAATCCAAATTCTCCCATACAGTTAAAAGAATGGCTAAATGAGAAAGGCTTAGAGATAGATTCCTTAGCTAAAAAAGATGTAGAGTCTGCTCTTAAAAATGCTGAAGGAGATATTAAAGAAGTATTGGAACTTAGGCAGGAATTATCTAAGTCTTCAGTTAGAAAATATGATGCTATGAAAAATGTAAAAGGAAAAGATAATCGAGCAAGGGGTCTGATCCAATTTTATGGAGCAAATAGAACTGGAAGATATTCAGGAAGGCTCATTCAAGTTCAAAACTTAAGGAGAAACAATCTAAAAGATTTAGAACTAGCTAGGAGTCTTGTAAAAAATAGAGATTACGAAACTATGGAAATTCTCTATGAATCTCCTTCTGATATATTATCCCAATTAATAAGGACAGCCTTTATACCAAAAGAAGACACCAGGTTTATTATTTCAGACTTTTCAGCAATAGAGGCCCGTGTCCTAGCATGGCTTGCAGGAGAACAATGGGTACTGGATGCCTTTGAAAATGGAGAAGATATCTATTGCAGAACAGCATCGAGGATGTTTGGCGTTCCAGTTGAAAAGCATGGAGTAAACGGTCATCTTAGACAAAAAGGAAAGATAGCGACTTTAGCTTGTGGTTATCAAGGGGCCTTAGGTGCTCTTAAAGCAATGGGTGGTATTGAGATGGGTTTGTCTGAAGATGAACTTCAATCAATAGTTGATTCCTGGCGAGAGGCTAATCCAAATATAGTGAGTCTTTGGTGGGACATAGATGCAGTCGTAAAAAGAGTTGTAAAGACTAGAAGTAAAGAAGAATATAAGAGCCTAGTTATTAGCTATGAAAAAGGCATTCTTTTTATACAATTACCCTCAAAAAGAAGACTTGCTTATCCAAAAGCAAAAATAGGGATGAATCGATTTGGTGGAGAATCAATTGTTTACGAAGGAATCGTAGTTGGAAATAAGTGGGACAAGATTGAATCCTACGGCGGAAAATTTGTAGAAAATATTGTTCAAGCAATAGCTAGAGATATTTTAGCTGAGGCTATGATGAGACTTGAGAAAAAAGGATTTAATATCGTCATGCATATTCATGATGAAGTTGTTATAGAAAGCGATTCATCTAGTATCGAGGAAGTAAATGAGATTATGTCCATAGTTCCTATCTGGGCACCAGAACTTATCCTAGATGCAGATTGATTTGAAAGTAAATTTTATAAAAAAGATTAAAGAGGGGGTTAAAAATCTCCTCTATTTCTTTGCCTGTGATTTAGGAGGGAAACCTCTTAAAAATTCACAGGAGGTAATTCAATGAAGGAATTAATACCAAAGAACGATTATGGAATATTTGCAGATCACAATGATGTTGCAAGAGTGGACAGTAGATTTGTAGCAGAGTTTTTTGAAAAGAGGCACTCTCATGTTATAAGAGATATACAAACAATCACTCAACCCAAATCTGGGCTCAGTGAAGAATTTATTGAACTCAATTTTGAGCTCAGCAGTTATAAGGATGTAACTGGAAGAAATCTACCATGTTATTTATTAACTAGAGATGGATTTACTATTTTAGCTATGGGTTACACGGGCAAAAAAGCCATGAAATTTAAAGAGCTCTATATTAAGAAATTTAATGAGATGGAAGAATTCATAAAGACTCTAGTATCAGCTAGAAAAGAATTCCCTCTTTTAACCGAGAATATAAGATTGCTTCATGACAATCCAAAAGCTTATCACTTTAGTAATGAGTGTAACATGCTGAATCGTATCGTTTTAGGTAAGAGTGCAAAAGAATTTAGATTAGAAAATGATATACCAAAAGGAAAAAGTATAAGACCATATCTGAATCAATCACAAATAGAGATGATTGAAACCTTGCAAAAGGTAGATATTGGTTTATTAGTAGCATTTCCTAATTATCAAGATAGAAAGAAACACCTTGAATGGTACAAGCAAAAATTGGAGGTACAAAATGTTTTATGTAAAAGAAATAATCAATGATTCTATGGAAGTAAGCATTGAAATAAATGATGAGAATGTCTTTTGCACCTGTCCAAAGTGTGGAAAAGAAGTTCGAGTAGAATTAAATAAAGTATTGGAAGATGGCGATTTATTTTCTACCCAAGTTTGCTGTAATACTTGTAGTGAAACAATGAGGGATATTTATGAATAAAGAATTATACAACAGGAGTGGGTGCAAGGACCCCACTCCTTATCAAGCAATTAAAAATGCAGAGAAGAAATACTATCCCTTGGTATATATCTGCAGTCCATTTTCTGGAGATGTAGAAAATAATGTAATCAAGGCAAGAACTTATTCTCGCTATGCCTTGGATAGAGGAAATATACCAATAGCACCGCATCTTTTATTTCCTCAGTTTATGAGTGATGAAAGTGAGAGAAAACTTGCCATGCATTTTAATTATGTCCTTTTAGGAAAATGTGAAGAAGTCTGGGTCTTTGGTGACAACATAAGTCCTGGAATGGCTGAAGAAATAAGAGTTGCTGAGAAGAGAAAAATGAAGATTCGATATATAAAGGAGGTAGCCTAATTGAAAATATACACCTCAAATTTAATAGGAGTGGAGTCAAACTGTGTTTATCCTAATGAGGTTAATGCAGTAGATGTTAGGTCATTTGAGAAAGCTGCAAGTTTTGACCATGTAATGGCAAAGTATAAAAACTCCTACAGGTCCAACGATAATTTTATAGAGTCAGAATGTGTTCCTATGGATATAGACAACGACCATTTAGAAAATCCAGATGACTGGATTTCAGCTAATGATTTAAAGAGAATATTTGATGGAGTTAAATTTGCCATAGTTTACAGCAGAAACCATAGAAAAGAAAAAAATGGGAAAGCTGCAAGACCAAGGATGCACATATATTTTCCAATTCCTAAGATCACAAATCTTGATGACTATGTAGAATTAAAAGAAATATTGTCAGAAACTTATACTTTCTTTGATGGAAATGCCTTAGATGGAGCGAGGTTTTTCTTTGGAGTTAAGAATCCTGCTGTTGAAATAGCTAGGGGAAGGAAATATATAACTGATATTTTAAAAGATGACTTTGAGGATTTTGATAACTATCAAGACTTGATTCAGCAAGGCTCTAGAAACTCAACTATGAATCATTTCGCTGGTAGGGTTTTAATTCGATATGGAAATACAGATGAGGCAAGAGAATTATTCGATAAAAAAGCCAGCCTTTGTTCTCCACCATTAGAAGATGAGGAGTTAGAACAAATCTGGAGGTCAGCTTGTAAGTTCTATAAAAAGGTGGCGGCGAGTGAAGATTATGTATCACCTGAAGAATACAATGAAAGATATGAGGAATATAAGCCAGAGAAACTTACAGATATAGCAATGGCTGAAATCTTTACTAAGCACAACAAAGATAAAGCTATCTACACGATATCTCAAGGCTGGCTTTATTGGACGGGCAAGAAGTGGGAAGATTCTGAACTAAAAGTAATGAGTCTTTATATGGAGACTGCCAAAAAAGTTTTAGAAAACGCAAGCATTGAATTTAAAGAGACCTATCAAGAATTAGCAGATGCTGAAATGATGGGAAATAAGGAAGAAAAAGTACAAGCAAAGTTAAAAGTAAATACTGCAAAAGCTTATCTCAATTTTGCTAAAAAGATGAACGACCACGGAAAAGTATCTGGAATATTAAAACTAGCTAAGTCTTTGTTAGAAGTTAAAAATGAAAAACTTGATGCAGATGCTTTTATTTTAAATACACCTGTTGGAGTTATTGATTTAAAAACAAGTGAAATAAAAGAGCATGACCCGTCTTACTATTGCATGAAGATTACTGCCCTAGCTCCAAGTAAGGATAATATGGATATGTGGATAGATACTTTAAGGGATGTAACTGGTGGAAATGATGAGTTTATTAATTTCTTAAAGTTCCATGCAGGGTCGACATTAATAGGTCATGTTTATGAAGAAGCACTCCTTATAGCTTATGGAGATGGAGGAAATGGGAAATCTACAGTTTTTAATTCAGAGGCTCACGTTCTTGGAGACTATGCAGGTAAAATCCCAGCTGAGTCTTTAACAACGAGAGCAAAGAATGTGAAGGTTGATCTTGCGGAGTTATGTGGTAAGAGATTTATTCTAGCCTCTGAAACAGAAGAGGGTCAAAGACTGTCAAGTTCTATGCTAAAGCAGATAGCAAGTGTTGATGATATTTCAGCAGAAAGAAAATACTATGTGCCATTTTCATTTACGCCAACACATTCTACTATTCTTTATACAAATCATCTACCAAAGGTGGGCTCTAATGATCGAGGAACCTGGAGAAGAATTGTGGTGGCTCCATTTTCTGTCGCCATTAAAAATCCTAAGACAGACTATATAGATAAGCTTCTAGAAAATGCAGGTGGGGGCAATTCTACAGTGGATGATTGAAGGAGCAAAAGAATATATAGATGCGGGCTTTAAATATCCAAAGTGTAATGTAGTAGATGATGCTAAAAGATCATATAAAGAAGAAAATGACTGGATAAACCATTTTATTTCAGATAAATGCATAAAAGGAACAAATTATAAAGAGATGAGTGCAAGGTTATATCAAGTTTATCGTGAGTGGGCTGGTTCAAATGGAGAATACATTAGGAACAATAGAGATTTTTCACGAGCCCTTATAGCAGAAGGTTATGAAAAGAAAAGGACGAATAGGGGAATTGAATGGGGCAGTATAACCATCAATGATTTAATGGGGTCGGAAGACGACTTTTTATAAATGCATCTTAGTGTAGCATTTATAGGCTAAATAAAGATGATTGTAGAGAAAAAAGTTTTTCTTAATTAATGAAAAATGTATACACTAAACTACAAAAAGACATGACTATTTACACTTGACTTAACACTTAAATGGTTTAATATACGCATTTTGTATGGTGTGAATAGTTATAGCCTACTTTCTTTTATATATTATTTTTATTCTCTCGTGTAAAAGGTTTATATAAAGCTACACTATACAACACTTAAAACAATGGAGGATTTATGAATTTCTATAACTACATGATGAAAAATCACTTAAATGAAAAGTCTCCAAGAGGAGATTTAGCAAGAGATATGAAGGAAGATAGAGACTTTCCTAAAAATAAAACAGGGAAATTTAAGGGCTGGAAAAAACTGATTAAAAATTATTTAGAAAGCCAGGGTGCTTGTTATGATTGTATGATGACTTTTGAAGAAGCGTGGAAGGAGTATGAAAATTGCGAGAGAAAGAGATTGAATCTGCCCTTGTTAAAAGAGTAAAAGAGAATAAGGGTCTATGTCTTAAGTTTACATCTCCTTCAATGACGGGAATACCAGATAGGATAATACTTCTACCTAAAGGAAAGATAGGATTTGTGGAAACAAAAAGACCTGGAGGAGAACCAAGACCAATTCAGAAAAAAAGAATAAGACAATTTAAAAAGTTAGGTTTTAAGGTTTATGTTCTTGATACCAAAGAAAACATTGATGAAATAATAAAGAGGATTGGAGGTGACTAATTGGAATACACTCCACACAAGTATCAAAACTATGCTACTGAATTTATAAAAGAAAATAAAGAATCAGCACTTCTACTGGACATGGGTCTCGGTAAGACGGTTATAAGCCTAACAGCTATAAAAGATTTACTCTTTGATTTTTTTGAAATTTCTAAAGTTCTAATCATAGCACCATTAAGAGTTGCTAGAGATACATGGAAGGAGGAAATAGAAAAATGGTCTCACCTTGATATCTTAAAATGTTCAGTAGCCATAGGAAGTGAAAAAGAAAGAATAAAAGCATTAAATAAGCAGGCAGATATTTATTTAATCAATAGGGAAAATGTAGACTGGTTAATAAATAAAAGCGAACTACCATTTAACTACGATATGATTGTAATTGATGAATTATCATCTTTTAAGTCTCATAGGTCAAAGAGGTTTAAAGCTTTGATGAAAGTTAGACCAAGGGTGAAAAGAATAGTTGGTCTTACTGGAACACCATCATCAAATGGCCTAATGGATTTGTGGGCTGAGTTTAGGCTGCTTGATATGGGAGAGAGACTTGGTAGATTTATTGGTCAGTACAGGGAAATCTACTTCAAACCAGATAAGAGAAATGGACCAATCATCTATTCCTACAAACCACTGCCTTTTGCTGAAGATGCAATCTATGAAAAGATATCAGATATCACAGTATCTATGAAAGCTGAAGATTACCTAAAAATGCCAGAGAAGATAAACAATGAAGTCTTTGTAAATCTATCAGATAAAGAAAGAGATATCTATGAGACCTTAAAAAAAGACTTGGTCGTTAGTATTAAGGATAAAGATATAGATGCAGTTAATGCTGCTGCACTTTCTAATAAGTTACTGCAAATGGCATCTGGATCTGTTTATGATGAAGATAAAAATATGATTCATATCCATGATAGAAAACTTGATGCTTTAGAAGATTTAATAGAGGGTGCAAATGGTAAACCTGTTCTGATAGCCTATTGGTATAAGTCAGATTTAAAAAGAATAAAAGATAAGTTTGATGTAAGAGAACTTAAGACAAGTGGGGACTTTAAAGAATGGAATCAAGGTAAAATTCCAGTTGCCATTATCCATTCAGCATCTGCTGGTCATGGATTAAACCTACAAGCTGGAGGTTCAACGCTTATTTGGTTTTCGCTTACTTGGTCATTAGAACTTTATGAACAAACCAATGCCAGACTATATAGGCAGGGTCAGAAAGAAACAGTTGTAATTCATCACATCCTAGCCAAAGGAACTATTGATGAAGATGTAATGAAGGCATTAGAAAATAAGAATAAAACACAAGCTGCACTTATAGATGCAGTAAAAGCAAATCTAGAGAGTTGATGTCATAGAATATCACTATCAAAATTTGCTAAGATTAATACAAGAGTAGAAGTTATATGGATAACTTACCTCAAAAACGTATGGAGGTAAGAAATGAACGCAAAAGAATATTTAAAACAAGCTTTTTATTTAGACAAGAGAATTAATAGCAAGCTGGAGCAAGTTGAATCACTCAACGCTCTAGCAACAAAAGCTACATCGACCTTATCAGATATGCCTAAGAGTCCTAATAGAGGATCATCAAAACTTGAAGATACTATTGTTAAGATTATAGATCTTCAAGAAGAAATCAATAGGGATATAGATAAGTTGGTGGATTTAAAGAAAGAAATCGTAAGAACAATAAAAAAGATTGAAGACAAAGAACTTCAAGTCGTTTTAGAAAAAAGATATCTTTGTTTTGAATCTTGGGAGAGAATAGCGGTTGAGATGAATTACTCAATTCAGCATATTTTTAGGCTGCATAGTAAGGCTTTAAAAAATATAGTAATTAGTGTTTAGGGTTGGACAAATGGAAATATAGTTCAGACTATGCTATAATGAAAAATATAGAAGAAAGAGGATATATCTATGAAAACATTATTAAAAAACCATCCTAAGAACAAGCTATACTCTGTACAAATAAAACCGATGAAACATTGTACAGAGTATAGCAAATAGATTGCATTTAAGATTTCATCGGGAAATATACAGTCAAGTCATTGATATGGCTTTGTTTTGGTGTGCATTTCTCGATATATAACTAAATGTAAAAGGCTACTGGCAATGTTTTGTTTGTAGCCTTTTGTTATATTTTCAAGCAAAAGGCAGATGCTGTATTGTATTTATGCCTTTTTTTCTTGCATAAATATTGGAAGTTATATATTGAGAAATGGAGAATAATAAAATGAATGAAAATAGAATAAAAATATTGAAAGAAGAAAATATTAATAAAGCACTCTTTAAGCTTGGGATTCCTATGGTTATTAGCTTATTGGTAGCAGCGTTATACAATGTTGTAGATACCTATTTTGTTTCGGGACTTGGGAAAGAAGCTGTAGCTGCCGTTTCAGTTGCATTTCCAATTCAACTTATCTTTTTAGGAATAGGATTAACATTTGGAGCAGGAGCAGGCTCTTATATTTCACGATTATTAGGAGCGAAAAATAACAAAGAAGCAAATATTGTAGCTACAGTTTCTTTATTTTCTAGCGCTATTATGGCGATAATACTAGCAATTGTGTTATTTTACTCTTTAGATAGTGTGATGAAGTTTATGGGAGCGACTCCAGTTATTATGGAACTTGCTAAAACATATACTAGTCTGTTTATAATAGGTGGAGTTTTAGGAGCGGTAAATGTTACTTTAGGAAATTTAGCAGTTTCACAAGGAGCAGCTAAAATCTCCTTGAAAGCAATGATTGTAGGATCTATATCAAATATAATTTTAGATCCAATATTCATCTTTAAATTAAATTTAGGAGTGAAAGGTGCTGCAATTGCAACACTAATAGCTAGAGTTATAACTAGCTTAATGTATCTTATTTACTTTATTGGAGATAAAAATTTAATTAAAATTAAAATACAGAACTTCAAACCTACAGTTGCAATCTATAAAGAAATTCTAAAAATAGGAATATCTCTATTAATACTTCAGATTTTGCAAACCATAGCAATAAGTAAAATATCTTATGCTGCTTCTTTTTATGGAGAGGAAGCAATAGCAGCAATGGGAATAGTTCTTAGAATAGTAACTCTTGGTACAAATGTAGTAGCAGGATATATGAAAGGATTACAACCTATAGCAGGTTTTAATTACGGAGCTAAAGATTATGAAAGAGTACAAGAAGCTATAAAATCGAGCATAAAATGGACGACTCTATTTTGTATAGTTTGGACAGCTATTATATATTTATTTGCACCAAGTATATTATCAATATTTGGGAAAGATAAGGATGTAATAAGGATAGCAATTCCAGCTTTAAGAGCAGCAGTAATTATGTTTATAACATTTGGGTTTCAATTTACCTATGCAACATTATATTTAGCAATAGGTAAAGCATTAGCTGGAGCTTTTTTAAATTCTCTAAGGCAAGGCATTGTATTTATCCCAGTTATTTTACTATTACCCAAAATGATTGGATTAGATGGTGTGATATATGCTCAAGCAATATCGGATGCATTGACAACAATAATTACGGTTCCATTTGCTCTTAGCGTTTCTAAGCAATTGGAATCAAAAATAATTTTCAGTAAAAATTTTAAAATTTGAATTTAATCAATTTAAATGAGAGCAAAGTTGATAGAATGAGAGTAAGTAGTTGTAGTATTATTATAATAGCAAAAGAATAATTAAAAGAGCCTTGGAGATTTAATCTTCAAGGCTTTCTTTATGGAGTGATAAAGTGCCGAGAAAACCTAAAAGACCATGTTCTCATCCAGGTTGTCCTGAATTAGTTGATGGACGATTCTGTAAGAAACATGAGAAAGAATACAACAAGAACTATGAAAAATATAAACGAGATCCTAACACTCATAAGCGTTATGGAAAAGCGTGGAGACATATAAGAAAAAGATATGTAGTAGAGCATCCACTTTGTGAAATATGTTTAAAAGAAAATAGAATGACGAAGGTAGAGGAAGTACATCACATACTTCCTCTTTCTCGTGGTGGAACTAATGACGAAGATAATCTTATGAGTCTTTGTAAATCTTGTCACTCAAAGATTCATGCAAAGAGTGGAGATAGATTTGGAGGATAGTTTTCCGTGGGGAGGGGGAGTCTTAATCTCTACGAGTGATTTCCCTACCAACGGTGCCACCCTCTCACGCACAAAAAAACGGGTTCAAAGGGGGTATTAAAGAATATCTTTCCAATTAGGAGGAAAACCCATAAATTTATAGTTGAAGTAGCCTTGGTATTTATTAAAGGTATTTTCTAAATCTTTTAAAAGGGATTCCCATTGGTCGTTTGAGTTTAAAATTCTCTTTATGATTAAAAGAATGGGGAATATTTTATTTTGTTTGCCTTTATATTGTTCGTTTTCAGAATAAAGACGGGGAGTTTCTTTTAAAGGCATATTATAAAGTCGAGTGTAATGGGCACAAATATTTCTTACTTCAACGAGACATAGAATCCAATTTTTTAAATATTTAGGGTCTGTGTTGTAATAATTAGAAATTACCTTTTGATCTTCATCTTTAAAAATACTAAACAAAGAAGATAAATTTCCAAAAGACATGAGCTCAACGGACACCCAGATTGGAAACTTTCCATCATATTTTCTTAGGTGGTGTTTAACAAATGGTTTATTCTTTTGCCTGTCAATTTCGTTGCTCAGATTCTCATTTATGATGGAATATATGGTTTGACCTTTTTTATTCGTTTTATGAATGAAATTATCTTCGTGCATAAGTACATCGGAACCGTATGTAATAGCTAGGTGGTAAGCAATTTGAGTTCTAAGCTCTATTTCAATTTGCTCAATAGTTCTAATGAGGTTGTTTTTAAATTGGCTATCAAAGCAATAAAGGTTAAAGAGATGCTCGATAGTAATATGGTCCTTATAATGCTCTTTATTATTATATTTTTTAAGACCAATACCATAACCTGAAAGTCTGTAATAATTTACTTTTTTCAAAATTTCTGTTGCATAAACTTCATCTTTGATTTTTAAGTTATGGTCAATTTTTAATTTGGTAATTTGATCTTCGTAGCTTAAAGCAGGTTTTAATGTCATATAATTTCTCCTCAATATAAAAAAAGCCCTCTCCGTGGTCCGCATGTAGAAAATCTACATTAAGCGTGGAGAGGTTCTGTTAAATTAATTATAACATAGAACTAGTCAAAGTCAATAACATACATGAGAAAAGAAATAAAACAACTAGGAGGTGATACTATCGCTAAAGATGGAACATACAGAGGTGGAAGAAGAGTAAAAGCAGGTGGCAAACCACAGCCTGCTGTTGAAAAAATAGAAAAAGGTAAAAAGGTAGAAATTTTAATGAATGATATTCCAACATTCACTCCAGAAGAAATAGATGCAGTTGACTTACCAGATGGAGCAGTTCTTGATGGAACCGATATGCCTACACCAAGTGACTATCTATCAGCAAAGCAAAAGAATGGAATACCACTTGGTGCTGATGAAATATATAAAGAGACATGGTCTTGGTTAAAACAGAGAAACTGTGAAAACTTAGTAAATCCAAGATTGTTAGAATCCTACTCTCAGGCTTTTGCAAGATACATTCAATGTGAAGAGGCAATAAGTCAATTTGGACTATTAGGAAAGCATCCTACTACAGGAGGAGTTATTGCATCTCCATTTGTACAGATGTCTTCACAATTTCAAAAGACAGCAAATCTTTTATGGTATGAGATTTATGACATTGTAAAAGAAAACTGCACGGAAGTTTATGAAGACTATGGAGAAGATATGATGGAAAAATTACTAAGGCAAAGGAGGTAATTATATTGTTTGAAAAAGTAAATCCAAAGCATCCAGATAAAATAGCAGATTGCATAGCTGGTGCAATTGTAGATTTAGCATATAAAGAAAAAGATAATCCTAAAATAGCAGTTGAAGTATTGCTAGGGAATGAAGACTGTCATGTGATTATAGAAACGGACTGTAATCTAAATAAAAAAGAAATTGAAACAGCAATTAAGAGGATAGCTGGAGAGGTCATAACAGATATTAAAATCGTAGAACAGGATATTCACCTATCAAATAATCAAAAAGAAAAGATAAGATGTGGTGACAATGGAATCTTTAATGGAGTACCTACATCTGAAGAAGAAAAGAAACTATCTTTAATTGCTCGTGAAATTTATTCTAATTATCCTTATGATGGGAAATATATTCTCGATGGAGATAAACTTATTATTTGCCAGTCAAATGTATCTACAGAAATTTTAAAATCGATTTATCCAAGAGCAATCGTAAATCCATTAGGAGATTGGACTGGAGGATTTAATGTTGATACTGGAGCGGCTAATAGAAAACTCGGTTCTGATATGGGACGAGCAGTAACTGGTGGAGGTCTTCATGGTAAAGACCTATCTAAGGCTGATGTATCAATTAATATTTATGCCCACCTAAAGGCACAAGAAGAGAAAAGAGAGATTGAATTATCCTGTGCAATCGGAGATGAAACTGTTGATGGTAGACCATATTCTGAAATTGTAGAAATAGCTAGAAACTATATTAATTCTATTGGTGGTTTTGAGGAATTTGCTAAGTGGGGGCTCATCTAATGAAAGAAGGACTATTACAATATGAATTAAAAAATGTAGATGAACTCATCCCATATATTAATAATGCTAGAACGCATACTGACGAACAAATTAATAAGGTAGCTGCATCTATAAAAGAATTTGGATTTTTAAATCCTATCTTAATTTCAGATGAGAATGTTATTACAGCAGGACATTGCAGACTTCTAGCGGCTAAGAAACTAGGACTAAAGAAAGTTCCATGTATTTTAGAAAATCATCTCACAGAGGGACAAAGAAAAGCTTATGTTCTTGCTGATAATAAGTTAAGTTTAGATGCTGGCTGGGATGAAGAACTATTGAGAGTTGAAATTGAATCCCTAGAAGATTATGGATTTAATGTAGAGCTTACAGGATTTTCAACTGAAGAATTATCTTCGCTCTTTGACCTTGGTGTAGAGGCTGAAGAAGATGACTTTGATGTTGAAGAAGAACTTAAAAAGCCTATTTTTTCCAAGGAAGGAGATATTTGGACTCTAGGTCGACATAAAGTTATTTGTGGTGATTCTACTCTATGGGATACTTTTGAAAAGTTACTAGGCGAAACTAAGGTCAATTTAGTATGTACCGATGCACCATATTTTGTTGAATTAAAAAATAAATCGGGAACGATTAAAAATGACAACTTAAATGATAAAGAGGCCTATGAATTTTTAATGAAGGTCTTTACAAACTTTAAAGACGCAATGGCTAAGGATGCATCAATTTATGAATTCTATGCAACTATGAAAGCTAGAGTTTTCTATGATGCTTTTGAAGATGCAGGCTTTAAAGTTGGTGCAGGGCTTATTTGGAAAAAACCAAGAGCTCCTTTCATGAGAACAGATTGGAAATTTAATATGGAGCCTATTATCTTTGGTTGGAGAAAAGATGGAAAACATAACTGGTATGGAGATCAAAAGCAAACAGCAGTCTTTGAATTTGATGGAATTAAAGATTCTGAAAAAGAAGGATGTGGTCATCCATCATCAAAACCAGTACCACTTATTGCTTATTTAATAAAGCAATCAACTCAAACAAATGGCTTAGTGCTTGATGGATTTTTAGGAAGTGCATTTACATTAATTGCCTGTGAGGAGCTTAATCGAATCTGCTATGGAATAGAAATAGAACCTAAATTTGTTGATGTAGCAGTAAAAAGATATTTGAATTTAGTGGGGAGTGATGAAGAAATAAACTTATTAAGGGATGGAAAAGAGTATAAGTATGAAGATGTTTTTAATCTGACTTGATATAAATCCTAGATTGAGTGATATATGTATGTGAGGTGATTAGATGATTTCAAGGGAAATTATACAAAAATTAAAAGAGACGTATCCAGTAGGTACAAGAGTAAAACTAATCCAAATGGAAGATGACGGGGCACCTCCAGTTGGAACCTTAGGCACAGTTTATGGGGTGGATGCCATTGGATCAATCCTAGTAAAATGGGATAATGGTTCGATGTTAAGTGTAATTTTTAGGGAAGATATAATTGAAAAATCTAAATAAATGACCGTATGTTGCTTGACTATTCCTCTATTGTACGGGAATATGTGTACAACAAAAGAGGAGGTATAAAAAATGAAAAAGATTGAACTACTAGAAAACATTAAAGAAAAAGAAGAATTTGAAGAAAACAAAATCAGCTATAGATTTTACTGGGCATATAGAGAATCTTGAAAGATTTGAGATACAAGAATTTACAATTTCAGACCAGTCAACAGGCCTTATGAAAGGACTAAAAAGTTTTAAAAGAAAAGGTTACTTTCCTATAGACTTAATTGAAATAGATACAGGAAGGACTAATTGGAATTTCAAAGAGAGCAAAGAGGAAAAAGAATATGCACCAGCCCTCCTTTTCAAGAGAAATTAATAATAAAAATAGAGAGTTGAGCAAGATAATTGCTTGACTTATCTCTCGTTGTACGGGAATATGTGTACAACAAAAGCAAAGGAGAGTAAAACCATGAAAAAAGACCTTTTAGAAAGATTAGAAACAGAAGTCAAAGCTTGCAAAAGATACGCAGAAAACTCAATAAAAAAATCAAAAGAAGGCAAGATTGGAGCAGCAATTAACCTTTTAGACATAGCAGGAACAGCAAAGAAATGTGCAGACCAAGTTCATGAAGAACTTTGGTAAGTATCAAAAGAAAATTTAACAGATGAAGAATTCCAACTTTTTGCAGAATCAGAAACACTAGATAGAGAAATTAAGAAAGCATACAAAGAATTAAACATAGCAAGACAAAGATAAAATAGAATTCCAAATAGAGTTTAGGCTCTATTTGTCGTAGTAGAAGTCACAATCATGTGGCTATTTTTTATGCCTATTTTTCAAGGAAGGAGGTCAAATGAAATATAAACCAACAAAATTTATGCTACCTACATCTCACTATGATAAAAACAAAGCAGACTATGCAGTCACATTTATAGAATGCCTAAAACATACAAAAGGTAGATGGGCAGGTAAAGACTTCAAGCTTATTGATTGGCAAGAAGAAATCATAAGAGACTTATTTGGCATTGTAAAAGATACGGGATATAGACAATTCAATACTGCATATATTGAAATACCAAAGAAGATGGGAAAGTCAGAACTTGTAGCTGCTGTAGCACTCCTCCTTACTTGTGGCGATGGAGAAGAAAGGGCAGAAGTTTATGGATGTGCTGCTGATAGACAACAAGCAACTATAGTTTTTGATGTTGCAGCTGATATGGTAAGGATGAGCCCAGCCCTATCTAAAAGAGTAAAGATTCTAGCCTCTCAAAAGAGGATGATATATAAGCCTACTAATTCTTTTTACCAAGTTTTATCTGCAGAAGCTTATTCTAAACACGGATTTAATATTCATGGTGTGGTTTTTGACGAGCTTCATACTCAGCCTAATAGAAAACTTTTTGATGTTATGACAAAAGGTTCAGGAGATGCAAGAACCCAACCACTATATTTTCTCATAACAACTGCAGGAACAGATACCAAATCAATCTGCTACGAAACACATCAAAAAGCAGTGGACATACTTGAAGGAAGAAAAACTGATCCAACTTTCTATCCTGTGATTTATGGAGCAGACAGAGAAGATGATTGGACAGATGAAAAAGTATGGCATAAGGCAAATCCGTCTCTTGGAATTACAGTTCCTATAGAAAAAGTAAGACAAGCTTGTGAATCGGCTAAGCAAAACCCAACTGAAGAAAATGCCTTTAGGCAGTTAAGATTAAATCAGTGGGTCAAACAAGCAATTAGATGGATGCCTATGGAAAAATGGGACTTATGTAATTTTGCTGTTAATGAAGAAGAACTAAAAGGCAGAGTTTGCTATGGTGGTCTTGACCTATCAAGCACAACGGATATTACAGCTTTTGTTTTAGTCTTTCCTCCAATAGACGAAGATGATAAATATCAAATATTACCCTATTTTTGGTTGCCAGAAGATAACCTCGACCTAAGAGTAAAAAGAGACCATGTAAACTATGACCTATGGAAAAAACAAGGCTATATTATGACAACAGAAGGTAATGTAGTTCACTATGGATTTATAGAAAAATTTATCGAAGACTTAGGCGAGATATATAACATACGAGAAATTGCCTTTGACAGGTGGGGAGCAGTGCAGATGGTACAAAACTTAGAAGGAATGGGTTTCACAGTTGTTCCTTTTGGTCAAGGATTTAAAGACATGTCTCCGCCAACAAAAGAATTAATGAAGCTAACTCTTGAAAGAAAAATAGCCCATGGAGGTCATCCAGTTCTAAGGTGGATGATGGATAATATTTTTATACGAACTGACCCTGCTGGAAATATAAAAGCAGATAAGGAAAAATCTACAGAAAAGATAGATGGAGTAATTGCTACAATAATGGCTCTTGATAGGGCTATAAGGTGTGGCAATGATACGCGTGAATCTGTTTATGATGATAGGGGGTTGATTGTTTTTTAATATGGGTATAAAAATAAAATAGAAACATTTTTGAGGTGATATTTATGAGGAATAGAGAAGATATTATTCGTTTATGGTTTGATATGTGGATAAAAAAACAAGACTTAGGAATTAAAGATATTTTTGCTAATGATATTGTGTATACAGAAAGTTGGGGGCCAAAGTATAATAATCGCAGTACACTCGAGTTATGGTTTAAAGAATGGAACAGTCGTGCAAAAGTTGAAACATGGGATATTGTACAATTTTTAGACTTTAAAGACCAATCAATTGTGGAATGGCATTTTAAATCAGTGATGAATAATGGGAAAATTGATGAATTTAATGGGATTTCTTTGGTTAAATGGGATTTTGATAATAAAATAATAGAATTAAAAGAATTTGGATGTAATATAGATAATTATAATCCATATGCTTATGGAGAGATTCCTAAATTTAGAAAAGAAAAGTCAAAGTGGTTTTAACATATATTTATTCATGATATTTTTTTAGCATCTACATTAGTAGGTGCTTTTTTCATACCTAATTTAAGGAGGTGGTGATATAAGTATTTTAAATTTAATTTTTACCTATAAGGGCACAGATAAGTCGAGAGACAAACCTAAAGACGGGGAGAGGATATCTTCATCGTCTTTTTTATTTGGGAGAACAACAGCAGGTAGGAATGTCAACGAATTTACTGCTATGCAAATGACAGCAGTTTATTCATGTGTGAGAGTTCTTGCTGAAACCTTAGCAGGACTTCCTATTCATCTATATAAAAGAGGAGATTCAAACTCAAAGGAAAAAGCAAAAGACCACGCCATATATTTTCTTTTACACGATGAACCAAATACTGAGATGACTTCATTTGTATTTAGAGAAACACTAATGACTCATCTTCTTTTGTGGGGTAATGCCTATGGACAGATTATTCGTAATGGAAGAAATGAAATCATAGGTCTATATCCTCTTATGCCAAATAAGATGACTGTAATGAGAAGTGAAGATGGAGAAATCTTTTATAAATACAATCATAAATCAGAAGAAGTTTATCTCTTAAAAGAAGATGTACTTCATATACCTGGACTTGGTTTTGATGGCCTTATAGGATACTCGCCAATCACCATGGCTAAAAACGCAATTGGAATGGCTATGGCTTGTGAAGATTACGGAGCGTCATTCTTCCAAAATGGAGCACAACCAGGTGGAGTTTTAGAGCATCCAGGTATTATTAAAGACCCAGAAAGAGTTAGAGCGTCATGGAATGCTGCCTTTCAAGGGCCTAAGAACGCCAACAAAGTGGCTGTACTTGAAGAAGGGATGAAATACCAACCGATAGCAATAGCACCAAGTGAGGCCCAATTTTTGGAAACAAGAAAGTTTCAGTTAAATGAGATAGCAAGGATATTCAGAATACCACCTCACATGATTGGTGACTTGGAGAAGTCATCATTTTCAAATATAGAACAGCAGTCACTTGAGTTTGTTAAATACACTCTTGACCCTTGGATTGTTCGTTGGGAGCAATCCTTAGAAAGAGTACTATTAACAAAGAAAGAAAAAGAATCCTACTTTATTAAATTCAACCTTGACGGACTTCTAAGAGGAGACTATGAATCAAGAATGAATGGATATGCTGTAGGAAGACAGAATGGGTGGATGAGTGCAAATGACATAAGAGAATTAGAAAACCTAGATAGGATATCAGCTGAAGAAGGTGGAGACCTATATCTTGTAAATGGAAATATGCTACCACTTGATAAGGCAGGTAGTTTTTATCAGCAGAAAGGAGAAGAAATAAATTCTAATGAAGAACAATAAAATATTTTGGAATTGGAAAAAGGATTCAAATGAACTCTATATAGATGGAGTTATTGCAGAAGAGTCTTGGTTTGATAGAGAAAAAACGCCAAGGCTCTTTTTTATGACCTAACCCGATGAGTGCTTAGCACGAATCGTTGGTAGGTCAGATGTCACGAAGTCCAATTTTCATCGACCAAAGGGAGATAAGAAAATTGTGACGGAGCTGACTTGAAGAATTGAGGTGACAATATATTGAATAAAAAAATATTTTGGAACTGGTCAAATAATGAAAATGTCTTATACATTGACGGAGTTATTGCTGAAGATTCATGGTTTGATGACGATGTGACTCCTAAGCTATTTGCCAGTGAATTAAAAAATAAAAGTGGAGATATAACTGTATGGATCAACTCCCCTGGTGGAGATTGTATAGCTGCATCAAGAATTTACACCATGCTTTTAGAACACAAGGGAAATGTAATCATTAAGATAGATGGACTCGCAGCATCAGCAGCATCAGTCATTGCCATGGCAGGAACTGAAGTGCTGATGAGTCCAACATCATTAATGATGATTCACAACCCTTTAACTGTAGCTATTGGTGACTCAAAAGAAATGCAAAAAGCCATAGATATGTTAAAGGAAGTTAAGGAATCAATCATCAATGCCTATGAGATTAAGACAGGTTTATCCAGAGAAGAGATTTCTAATCTAATGGATGGGGAGACTTGGTTTGATAAGAATAAGGCTATTGAGATGGGGTTTTGTGACGGAACTCTCACTGGCAAAAGAAAAGATGAAAAAGTCACTAATATGGTTTTTTCAAGACGAGCAGTTACAAACTCGCTCTTAACAAAGATAAATAAAGAAGTGAAAACTCACTCAATGAGTGAGGTCGAAGACAGATTAAACAAAATTAAAAATACTTGGAGGTAAAGATATGAACTTAAAAGAACTAATGGAAAAGAGAACTAGGGCTTGGGATGAGGCAAAATCATTTGCTGAATCTAAGAAAGATGAAAATGGTCTAATGTCTGATGAAGATTTTAAGACATATGAAGAGATGGAGAGAACTATCGAGAATTATACTCGTGAAATTGAAAGAAAGAAGAGGGAAGAAGAAATGGATAAATCCTTAGAAAAACCTACTACTCAAGCACTAACAAATGAACCTGCTACTTTTAATGAAGAAGAAAAGCCAATGAGAGCAAGAAATGTCTATAAGAAATCTATGATGAAAGCACTAAGAACTAACTTTAGAGATATTTCAAATGAATTAAAAGTAGGTACAGATGAAAGTGGTGGATATTTAGTTCCAGAAGAAATGGAAGTAGATATTGTAAATGGTCTTGAAGATGAAAATATTGTAAGAAAACTAGCTACAAAAGTTCAAACTTCTGGACTTCATAAAATCAATATTGCAGCTACAAAGCCAGCAGCCCTATGGGTTGAAGAAGGTGGCCAACTTACCTTTGGAGATGGTACTTTTGATCAAGTATCTCTTGATGCGCATAAACTCCATGTTGGAATTAAAGTTACTGAAGAACTTTTATATGATGCAGCCTTTAATTTAGAAAAATATATCGCTGAAGAATTTACTAGAGCATTAGCAAACGCTGAAGAAGATGCTTTCTTAAATGGAGATGGAGTAAATAAGCCTACAGGAATCTTTGATTCTAAAAAAGGTGGAGAACTTGGTGTGACAACAAAGGCTCAAACAATTACTGCAGATGAATTAATGGATTTAGTTTACTCTTTAGATAGACCTTATAGAAAGAAAGCAGCCTTCATTTTAAATGATGCAATTTTAAATGATGCAACAGTTGCTCAGATTAGAAAACTTAAGGATGTAAATGGTGCATATATTTGGCAACCATCACTTAAAGATGGAGAACCAGATAGACTTTTAGGATATCCTGCTTATACATCTGCCTTTGCTCCAAAAGCTGAAAAAGGAAAACTTGCTGTAGCCTTTGGCGATTTTTCTTATTACAAGATTGGAGATAGAGGAAACAGGTCTTTCCAAGACTTAAAGGAACTATTTGCTGGAAATGGCATGGTTGGTTTCTTAGGCAAAGAAAGAGTTGATGGAATCTTAGTTTTAAGAGAAGCAGTAAAACTATTAAAAATCGGTGCTACTGCCTAAGGAGTAAACTATGATTACTCTTGAAGAGGCAAAGTCCTATTTAAGGGTGGATTTTGATGATGAGGATGAGATGATTGAATCTCTCATCCATTCATCAATCAAACACTCTATGGATGTAGCTAGGGTTAATAGTGAAGAAGACCTTTCTAAAAATCCAAATGGAAAGATAGCTGCCCTCTATATGACTGCTTATCTTTATGAGCATAGAGAAGAGGCAGATTATTCTGAACTAAACTTAACGCTAAGGGCTTTATTATTTGGAATGAGAAAGGCTGAGTTCTAATGAGGGTATCGGATTTAAATAGAAAAATAACCTTTCAAAATAAAAATGTTGAGGTAGATGAAATTGGTAACCATAAATCAGTATGGACAGATTATATAGAAACTTCAGCCTATATATCTTTTCAAGGCAAAGGTGAAGAAGTTTTTCTTGGTATGGAAATAGACAGGTCAGATATTTCTTTTACTGTAAGATTTCAAAATAGGTTAAAGAATATTAATACTTCAGAGTACAGAATTCTATTTGATGATGAAAAGTACAATATCATCTCAATTGACTTTATGAACTACAAGAACAGACTTATAAAGTTTAGATGTAGGAAGGTAAGTAGATGAATGTAAAAATTGAAAACCTCGCCAGTGAAATAATGAAAGGCTTAGAAGAATATTCTGATATGGCTACGGATGAAGTCAAAAAGGAAGTAAAAAAAGCTGGTAGCAATATTAGAAAAGACATACAAGAAAATGCACCTGTAGGAGAAACAAAGAAATATTCTAAGTCTTGGTCTGTAAAAACTATGAAAGAAACTTCGAACTCAATAGAACTTGTAGTTCACTCAAGAAATAGATACCAACTGGCTCATCTACTTGAGAAAGGCCATGTTCTAAGACAAGGAGGAAGAGTATCTGCTAGGCCTCATATTGGACCAGCTGAGGAGAAAGGAGTTAGAGAATTGGAAGAAAATATAATGAGGAAATTACAAGATGGATAGGCTATTAAAAATAATTGAAGAGATAGGACTTCCCTTTGCATATTCGCACTTTGCTGAGGGCGAAAGTCCAGATCCACCATTTATGGTATATCTATTTCCAAAGAATAAACACTTTGGTGCAGATGGAGTGGTTTTTTATAAAAACACACAGATAGACTTAGAACTTTATACTGATAAGAAAGATTTAAAACTAGAAGAAAAAATAGAAGAGATACTTGATAGAGAAGAAGTCTATTATGAAAAATCTGAAGTTTGGATTGAATCAGAAAGACTCTATGAAGTTCTTTATGAATTTACTATGGAGGTAAAAAATGGCAAATAAAGTTAAATTTAATATTTGTAACGTTAATGACCTAACCCCACGAGCTTTGCGAGTGGCAGGTAGGTCAGATGTCACGCAATCCAATTCTCTGCGACTGATAAGGAGCGAAGAGAATTGTGATGGAGCTGACTCACTACAATTTATGGGAGGTAACAATTATGGCAAATAAGGTAAAGTTTAATATTTGCAATGTGCACTACGCTCTCTTTGATAAAGCCGAAGAGGGCGTTATTAAATATAAGACACCAGTGCCAATGCCTGGTGCTGTTTCAATTTCATTGGATCCTAATGGAGAGCCTGAAAGCTTTTATGCAGATGGAATTGAATACTACACTATTTCAAACAATATGGGATATGATGGAGATTTAGAAATCGCCCTTATTCCAGAATCTTTTAGGACTGATGTTTTGATGGAAAAATCAGATTCTAATAAAGTTCTAATTGAGTCTTCAAATTCTGAAACTGCAAACTTTGCACTGTTATTTGAGTTTGATGGTGACCAAAAGAAAATCCGTCACGTTATGTATAACTGCTCAGCAGCAAGACCCACACTTGAAGGAGAAACCAACGAGGAATCAAGAGAAGTTCAACCAGAAACCTTATCTATCCAAGCAAGACCACTTCCAAATGGAAATGTAAAGGCTAGAACAGGCGAAGAGACTACAAAGGAAACTTATGATGGTTGGTACAAGTCAGTCTATATGCCAACAGAAACTACAGTAACACCTTCAAGAGCAAGTGTTGGAGGTAAATAAATATGGCACTAACCAAGAAAATTCAAATCGATGGGAAAGAAGTTGTTTTCCGTGCATCAGCAGCTATCCCAAGAATCTATAGACTTAAATTTGGAAGAGATATCTTCAAAGACTTAATGGAACTAGAAAAGTCCATGAAGAAAAATGATGAAGATAAATCCAATCTTGATATAGGTTCACTTGAGTTATTTGAAAATATAGCATATGTAATGGCTAAACATGGGGATAAATCTGTGCCAGATAGTCCAGAAGAATGGTTAGATAATTTCTCAACTTTTTCAATTTATCAAATTCTACCTCAGCTAATTGAGTTGTGGGGACTTAATATAAAATCGGAAGAAGTTCCTAAAAAAAAGTAAGACCAACAGAAAGACCAATGACTACACCCTTGTTTTTACTAAGGGCAGTGGAACTTGGTCTTTCTGTTTCTGATTTATCTCTACTAACAATTGGACTTGTAAATGATATGTTCACAGAAAAGAATAACGATGAATATAAATACAGGGAAGTAGCGACACAGGATGATTTTGATAGGTTTTAACAATTTAGCAAATATAGTTGCAATTTAAAAGATAATATGTTATACTAGTTTTAACTTAAGAAAGTGGGATAGGTAGGTAGATTTAAAAACAATGGGAAATAGAATAAAACAAATAAGGAAAGAAAAAGGATTAACTCAAGAGCAATTAGCTAATGGACTTAGTGTTACAAGACAATATATTAGCCTTTTAGAACGTGGAGAGGCTCAAGCTACAATTTCTGTAGGAATAGAAATCGCAAACAAACTAGATACATGTGTTTACACATTATTTGGTCTTGACGAGTGTGAGTGTTGTAATGTAGGCACAGGAGGTAATTAGATGATATATTTAAATCCACAAAGGTATAAGAACGGCGATATAGACTGTAGTATATAAACCATAAGAACACAATATGTAAGCAAAAAATTCACAGGAGGTCAGTATGAAAAAGATTAAACTTTTTATTGGATATTTATTAGTGCTGGTATCGTTTTTAGCACCAAGTGTTGTATTTGCGGGTAGCTATGTAGATAAGGATATTAAAACAGAAATAGATCAAATATTGAATGATTTTAATTTTAAAACACAAGGCACTAATATACATTTCTATAGTATGAGTGCTAATGATACTAAAGGTGAAAATATAGAAATAAGAAAAAATGATGGTCTTATATCAATTGTATCTGATGAAGGTAAAAGAAAAATTACTTTAACAGAAAATCTGGATGTAGTCTCTGTAGATCAATATGATATTGCGGATAGTTTATCCTTAACAGATGAAAATGAGAAGTATTTTATTGATACTGATAAAAAATATATTGATTTAATAGTATCTAAATATGTGCCTAATGATTACAACATTATTGAAGTAAAACCTATTTTGGATGGATTCCATCAGATTATTTGTTTGAAAGATAATCAATACGATATAACAAATTATTATGATTCATATAAAATAACAGTAGATTTTAAAACGCATACCGTTTTAGGGTTTAATCAGTGCCATGAGTATATTGTAAATGGTCTACCAAAGATTGATAGAAATGAAGCAATGGAAATAGCAATTAATTATTGTGAGAATAATAATATAAAATTCAATTATTCTGGGATTCCTTTGATAGAGTTGGAAGTCAGAAAAGAAAATGACTATTTTGAAAATAATTCGCTTGAAGGATTAAACGATATTGACTTAGAAATCTATGCCAATAGACAGTTAGAAAGACCATTACATTGTTCATATGTTGTTACATTTGATGATTTTTCTGTTTTGGTTGATGCTTATACCGGTGAAATAATAGGTGGAGATGAGTTTGCAGCGTCAAAAGATGGGGCTTCATATTATGGAACACATAAGGGCAGAAATACAAAATATTTTACTAGTTCAGCATCCAACATTAATTCTATCCTTAATTCGTTGGGATATAATTCATATACAGATTCAGCAGACAATGATAATGGGGTAAGCTTAAGAAGATTTGTTCGAGGAGATGGAAACAATTATGCGTTTGCGTTTTCCGGTCATGCCTCACCAATATCTTTAGGAAATGGGCAAAAGTATAGTTATGTAAGATATTTAAGTCTAAACGATGTTACTTGTTGTTGGAAATTTGTTTTTTTAAATGGGTGTAATACGGCAGAAGATACAAGGTGGAGAGACGCTTTTGGTATTAGCGGATCTTCAAATGGGAAAATATTTTTAGGTTGGTATAAAGGGGTTGAACTAGGTACAATGTTGGATTTTACTGGAAATTTAAAGCATCAAGTCAGAAGAAATCCAAGCAAAACATTTTATTCTAATGTATTAAGAGCTATTGAGAAGCCAGGAACATATTATTATATACGTTTTTGGGGTGATAAAAATATATCAGGTAGAGTTTAGTAAATACCATGCAAGTGACTATGAAAAATAAAATAACTTTAAAATATTTAATATGTATTTGTTTAATATTTTTATTAATGGCATGCTCCAAGAAAATGAATTCGATTGATAATTTAGATAAAGTTAAAATAATTAGTACCTTAAAGGATTTTGGATATAATGTAGAAGATGGAGAATTGATCTATAAAGAAAGAGAAGATTTGGATAATGGAGGTATAAAAATTCAGTCTTCTAAAGGGGCTATCTTTATTTTTGATAAAAATAGTGATGTGATTAATGTAGATGCTTTATCGACTCTTAAGTGGGATGAAGATATTGCAGAAGATTTAGAATATCCAAAAAAAGAGTATGTAAAATTTATCAAAGATAAATACATTCCATTTGACTATACAGAAGAAGAAATAGGCTATTATACAAAAGAATATAAGATGTATTCTTTTTATAAAGCTAATGCTGCTAATATTTTCAACCCATACAATCAAATTAGAGTAGTATTCGATAGAAATAAGAACGCTATAATTCTATATGATATTATAGATGACTTTATAATAAAAGAACCACCTAAGATAGATGAAATAAAAGCTAAAAACATAGCAAAAGATTTTTTATCAGCATCTAATGAAAAAGAATCAGAAAGTGTTCAAAATATTTCGTTAAAAGTAATCAAATCTAATAACTTTTTTAAGGATTCATCATTTTTAGTAGACAGTAAAAACAATATCAAAGTTCAAAAATCTGGTGTTCTTCATTTAGCTTATGTTATAGAGATTGAAGATGTATTAATATATGTTGATGCTTATAATGGTAAAATAATTGGAGGAGATTCGTTTTAATTCATTACTAGATAAAAAACTTAGCTAAGAAGCATCTAGAAAATTCTAGGTGCTTTTTTGATGCTTAAAATTAAGGAGGTGAGATATTGGCAAATAGAATAAAGGGGATAACTGTTGAGATTGGTGGGGACACTACCAAATTGCAGACTGCACTAAAACAAGTTAATACAGAGATTAAACATACTCAGTCTGAACTTCGTGATGTTAACAAACTTCTTAAACTTGATCCTGGAAACACAGAACTTATCTCCCAAAAGCATAAGTTATTAGGACAGACCTTAGAAGAAACAAAGAACAAATTAACTTCTTTGAAAGAGGCACAAAAACAAGCTGAACAGGCTCTTGCAGAAGGTAAGATTTCCCAAGAGCAATATGATGCCCTTAAACGAGAGATTATTGAAACAGAACAAGCCCTAAAATCTCTAGAAAGACAAGGAGCAACCACTAATCAAACCCTGCAAAACATAGCTATTACTGGGGAAAAATGGCAAAACACAGGGCAAAATATAGAAAACGTGGGAAGAAAAATGATGCCAGTATCTCTTGCAGTAGCAGGTCTTGGGGTAGCAGCAGTAAAGACTGCTTCAGATTTTGATTCTGGTATGTCAAAGGTAAAAGCAGTATCTGGTGCAACAGGGTCCGACTTTGACGCTCTGAGAGAAAAGGCTCGTGAAATGGGAGCCAAGACCAAGTTCTCGGCATCTGAAGCGGCAGAGGCTATGAATTATATGGCCATGGCTGGTTGGAAAAGTAAAGATATGATTAGTGGTATTGAAGGAGTCATGAACCTTGCTGCAGCTAGTGGTGAGGATCTAGCTACTACTTCAGATATCGTTACAGATGCCCTTACAGCCTTTGGTTTAAAAGCTGAAGACTCTTCTCACTTTGCTGATGTTCTTGCTGCTGCATCATCTAATGCCAATACCAATGTTTCATTAATGGGCGAAACCTTTAAATATGCTGCACCTATTGCTGGGACACTTGGATATTCAGTTGAAGATACGGCAGTCGCTATTGGGTTAATGGCTAACGCAGGAATAAAAGGTTCACAAGCAGGGACAGCTTTAAGGTTTGGACTAACAAGACTCGCATCACCAACTAAAGAAGTTATTAATGGAATGTCCATGTTGGGCTTATCTATTGAAGATGTACAGGGCCTTTCACTTGATGAGACTTTAAGTACCTTTAGAGTAGCCTTTGCTAATTTAGACGGAACCCAAAAAGCACAAGCAGCATCCATGATATTTGGTAAAAACGCTATGTCTGGAATGTTGGCAATTATAAATGCTAGTGAGAAGGACTACAACAGCTTAAGTGATGCCATATATAACGCTGATGGAACAGCAGAAAAAATGGCTGCTACTATGCAGGATAACCTAGCTGGTCAATTAAAGATTCTACAATCTGCCCTAGAAGAATTAGCTATATCCTTTGGAGAACTTTTAATGCCTGCTGTTAGAAAAGCAGTAGATATATTAACAAAATTGGTAAATGGACTTAATGCACTTCCAGGACCAGTAAAAGGTATTATTGCAGGTATCGGTCTTTTTATAGCTGCTCTTGGACCTGTACTTATGATTGTAGGAAAACTTATCTGGTCAATAGGAACTATTATGACCAAAGGACCTCTAATAGTAGGAGGAATAACTAAGATAGTTGGAATCTTTACAGGTACACTTATACCAGCAATTACTGCAGTAGTATCAGCCATTGGGATTGTTCCTATTGCTATTGGTGCAGTAATAGCTGGTCTTGTTCTTTTATGGAAGAAGTGCGACTGGTTTAGAGAAGGGGTCATCTCCATATGGGAAACTATTAAGGAATCAACTGCTGCCATTTGGAATGGAATAAAAGAATTTTTCGTAAATCTATGGCAAGGGATATCTGATTCATGGACAAGTACCTGGACCGAGATTACTACTTTCTTATCAGAATTCTGGTCTGGATTTATTGAAGGAGTGAAGAACACTTGGAAAGGCATCAAGGACTTCTTTGCCAATCTATGGAATGGACTTTCTGAAGGATGGAACAGTATCTGGACATCTATAACAACTTTTCTAACTGAATCTTGGAATACCTTTATTGAGGGAGCCAAGAGTCTATGGCAAAGTTTAGGAGAATTCTTTACAAGTCTCTGGACGGGAATTCAAACAACTTTTACAAATATATGGACAGCTATTTCAACTACAACTACAGAAGTATTTACAGCAGTTGGAGAGTTTATAAAAACTACTTGGGAAGGTATTAAGACTTTAATTTCAACAGTTCTTGATGCAATTAAAGTAAAAGTAGAGACTATTTGGAATGGACTAAAAGAGTTTTTAACAACAGTCATTACTGCCATTGGAACATTTATATCCACATCCTGGACCAATATAAAGACTACAATAGAGAACATCTTGACTTCTATTAAGACAGTTCTTGAATCAATCTGGAATGGGATAAAGACCTTTATATCATCAACAATGAATAACATTAAGACCTCTGTTTCATCTGCTTGGAACTCCATAAAGTCTACTATTTCATCTGCAGTGAATACTGCAAAGTCAGCAGTATCGTCTGCATTTAATTCGATGAGATCAAGTATTTCATCGACTATGTCAAATATTCAGTCCACTATTAGAAATGGATTTAATAATGCAGTTAATCATATTAAAAATTTGGCATCTCAAGCATATACATGGGGAGCCGATATGATTAACGGGATTGCAAGAGGGATTAGAAGTGCGATTAGCAATGTGACATCTGCTGTATCGAATGTAGCATCAACTATTAGGTCTTACCTGCACTTCTCTGTTCCAGATGTTGGACCTTTAACTGACTATGAATCATGGATGCCAGACTTTATGGAAGGCTTATCTAAGGGGATAGAAAAGAGCAGAAGACTAGTTCAATCTTCAATGGAAAATGTGGCAAGCGATATGGTTTTAAGTCCCAATATATCATCTCTAGATATTGGAGGACATGATAAAGAATCCGTTGTAAGTGGCATTGATATAGGAAGGCAAATATCTGATGCACTTGCAAACATCAATTTAAAATCAGAAAATACTGGAGATATAGTTATACCAGTTTATCTTGGTGAAACTCTCCTTGATGAAGTTATTGTTAATGCATCTATGCGTAAGAATTTAAGGAGTGGAGGTAGATAATGACCTAACCCAAAATCTATGATTTTGTTGGTAGGTCAGATGCAGTCTCACCCCATGAACAAGGAGCAAAGCGACGCAGTGAATGGAGGTGTAGTCGTATAATGAAATATCAATCATATTTAATTATTGAAGGAGTAGACCTACCTCTACCAAATTCTTATGATTTGGAGTTTAGAGATATAGAGGCAGATACTGGAGGAGAGACTGAGGCAGGAACTATTCAAAGGGATGTTGTTAGAAACAAAGTAGCAAGTATTTCTGTAGATTTTTCTTGTAGCCCTAAACTTGTAAAGACATTGAGTAGTTTTGCCAATAAGTCTAATCTTAAAGTTAAATACTTAGATACAGAAACATTGGAACTAAAAGAGACACAAATGTATATAGATAAGTTCCAAGTCAAACTAATAAAAGATACTTCTTATAAAGGATTGTGGGAAGTATCTTTTTCATTGGAGGAATACTAATGACCTAACCCAAAATCTATGATTTTGATGGTAGGTCAGATGTCGCTTTGTTTCAAATCTTTGATTTGTCAAAAAGCGACTAATGTAGAGAAATGGAGGTGATAAGTTGTTCTCAACAAGTAATGAATATAAAACAGCAATCAAAAAGAACTCTCGTAAATTTTACTGGACGGGAAACATCATCTTAAAAGATGGAACCATTATTCCTTTTACAAATGAAGATATTTTAAAAGGGTCTGGGTACATCCATCGTTCCTGCTCTGGATCTTCTGAACTTGAAATAGGTACAGTTTATGCTGGAGAGTTTGGAATTAGCCTTTTTTCAAATATTGATAGGTATTCTCTAGAGGATTCAAAGCTAGAACTTTTTTACCATCAAGAATTAGAAAACAAAAAGATAGAGACCATACCAATGGGCATCTTTGATGTTACTGAGGCAAATAGGTCTAAGAAGATTTTAGAACTAAAAGGCTATGACTATATGCTTAGGTTTGATAAGAACTTCCCAGTGACAGATACCTTTGGTACAGCCTTTGAATTACTTACATTATCATGTGAGAAGTGCAAGGTAGAACTAGGCATGACAGAAGATGAGGTAAAGGCTTTTGTAAATGGAGAAGAAGTCTTAGCTATTTATCAAGATCATGATATAGAAACCTATAGAGATTTTATTCACTATATAGCATCGACCCTTGGTGCTTTTGCACAGGTCTCTCGTGATGGTAAATTGGTTTTAAAAAAGTATGCAGAAAGTATATCAACTGAAATTAAAACGAGAGAAAGATTTTCTTCATCTGTATCAGATTTCAAGACAAGATATACGGCTATCAACTCAACAAATGCAAAGACTAAAATAGCTGAATATTACTCTTTAGAAAATGATGATGGACTAACTATGAATCTTGGAATAAATCCACTGATGCAGTTAGGACTTCCAGAAAAAAGAAAAAGAATGTGTGAGGCACTTCTTACTGAAATTTGTAAGATTCATCATACACCTTTTGACATGGTAACTATAGGAGATCCCAGCCTTGATGTTGGAGATAGAATAGCTATTTCTTACGAAGAAGAAAAGATTGAAGGACTTATCACTGACATAGAATACAAGATAAATGGTAAGCACAGAATTTTAGGAGTTGGAAAGAATCCATACCTATCAAAGGCTAAAAGTAAGAATGATAAAAATATAGTCGGACTTTTAAATCAGATTGAATCTGAAAAGTTAGTAGTTCATGCCTATTCCAATTATTCTGCCTTTAATCTTTCTACAACAGATACACCAATAATTCGTATAGAATTTGCCTCCAATAAAGAAACGGAGGCAATTTTTAATGCGTCTATTTTGTTGAATATAATTTGTGATACTGAAGAAAAAAGTAGAAAAATATCAAGGAAAGTCAAGAAACAAGTAGAGGTTTTAAATGAAGAAGGAAAACCCTATGATCCTCCAAAGTTTGATACCCAAGAGGGCACAAGCGAAAAAGAGGAAGTAGAAGAATTAGATTTTATTGAAAATATAGAAATACCAACAAGGATAGTTATTACCTATATCTTTAATGATACAAAAATAGAACATCACATTCCAAAAGAAACCTACTTAAGTGGTGATCACATTTTAAATCTTTTCTATCCATTAACTAAACTTCAAGAGAAGACTATGAACAATTTCTCCGTATTAATTAGGCTTGTATCAGGACAAGCCATGATAGGTAAAGATAATGCTATCGCAGTTATCTCTGGTCAGTCTCTTGGTTCTACAGAGGCTTGGGATGGAAAGCTTAAAATTGATGAATCTTGGAAGAGAATAGAACTTAGTCATTCATTCTTGCTTAGGAAATTGAAAGCTGAGTACAAAGTCGAAAGACAAGTTCCAAGACCACTAGTATTTAATGAAAAGGTAGGAAGATTTAAATACCAAGGATTGGTGCTTGGAAAATATAAAGAAGAAATTACTACAGAATTTAAAGACAAGGGGGAAGGAAATGCTCAAGGGTAAATCAGTCATCGAACTAACTGATGTGAGGACAAATAGGAAGGAGATATATGAAGATGAAAACTTAATAACGAATGCAGTACCAGATTTATTAAGACTGAATCCATCGGGCCTTATGTATCCAGTCGGAGAGGAACTCATTACAAAATTTCACGAAGAGATTTTTCCAATTGCCAATAAGTGCTATGGTGGAATCTTGTTATTTGAAAACACTCTTGATGAAGATCCTAATAAAATTATTCCTCCATCAGATAATAAGATTATTGGATATGCTTCAAATGATGTTAATTCAACAGACGCATCAAAAAGAGGGTCGGCTAACTTAACAGAATCTACCCCTATAGAAAATGGATATAAATTTGTATGGGATTTTTCTACATCGCAAGCTAATGGAAGAATATCGTCACTGGCGTTGACCCATTATAGAGGAGGGAAATATTTCTATGGAGATACGCACGGAAGAGACCCGTTCCTACTTTTAAATAAAACAAAAATGAATTCTGATAGAAGTATTACTGATATTTACCAAGGTTGTGTGGAATACGATATTGAAAACAGTACCATCATATCAATCTGGCCTAAAAACAAGACATCGATAGACATCGTTAAACTTAGAGAGTCGATAACAGATATTGGCTTAAATGATCCTGTATATACAAAGGGGAATTATCAAAAAGAAAGAACGATTATAGATGCAAAGGAGTTTTTTGAAAAAGTATATTATTGGAAAGAAACTTGTTTTTATAATGGATCAGATGGTTATTGGTATGGATTTGGGACTAAGTACAATAAGTTAATAAGGATGAAGATTTCCAAAAAAGATTATTCTACTACTGTGGATGAATGGTCTTTAAATGACATTAGCTTATATAAACTTGGAGATTATAAGGACCAAGATTCTAGTTATTGCGAAAGGAGAGCATATAGTTGTATAAAGGACGGCTATCTATATGCTATTGGTGCTGGAAATGATGACAACTTGTTATACAAGATTAACATTAATAATCCTGTTGATATTAGCAAATTTGATTTGGAATATGATATTCAAAGAATTACTTATTCTGGTGAATATATGTATTTATTTAATTGGGGAGACTATATTCTAGGACATAAATTTTCAATAAATAAGAATGACGAAATTATTCGTAGAGATGACAAAACAGAGTACGAAGGTAGAAGTATTCCGTATTTAATGTCTACACCTATTCAGTTAGGGCCTTTAATGCTTGGTTATGGAGGATATGAAAATTCGTTTTATAAGCTTCTATTCCTTCATACCCCATACCTTGGAACAATTAATAACCTATCAAGTCCAATATTAAAAACGGCAGATAAGACAATGAAAATAACTTACACACTAACAGAGGAGGAATAAAATGAATAAGTTTTTAGAAATATTAAAAGTATGTTTTACAGCTATCGGAGGTTGGTTGGGATTTTATCTTGGAAGTGTAGATGCTTTTATCTACACACTACTTGCTTTTGTAATTGCTGACTATCTAACAGGAGTTTTAAGAGCAGGAGTCGAAAGAAAGCTGTCCTCATCCATAGGATTTAAAGGGATAGCTAAAAAAATAATGATATTTATAGTTGTAGGGATAGGAAACCTGTGCGATGCATATTTAATTAAAGGTGATGGAACAATGATAAGAACAGCCATCATCTTTTTTTATATAGCAAATGAGGGACTTTCCATTTTAGAAAATTCAGCATCTATAGGACTACCTGTACCCGACCAATTAAAAACAATGCTTAAACAATTTAAGGAGGATAAAGATGAGCAATAGTCCACTCGTAAATATGGTAAATTACAGCCCAAACCATAGTGGGAGAAGGAATCAACATATTACTAAAATAGCCATTCACCATACAGCAGGAGCAATCAATGCTGCAACTATAGGACAAATATTTAAACCAAGGTCAAGGCAAGCATCATGCAATTATGGAATAGGTAAGGATAATAAGGTAATATTATGTGTGGATGAACAGAATAGGTCTTGGTGTACATCATCTGCTTGGTGTGATAATAGGGCTGTTACTATTGAAACGGCAAATTCAAGTAACGGAGGTTCTTGGCCAGTATCTGATCAAGTCTTAGAAACATTAATAAAATTAGTCACCGACATCTGTATAAGAAATGGCATCTATCCATGTACCTATACAGGTGGAAAAGATGGAGTCTTACAAAAACATGAATGGTATTCTAACACAAACTGTCCTGGACCATATCTTGGAAGTAAATTTCCTTATATTGCAAATGAAGTCAATAAAAGATTAAGAGGTGGAAGTCCTACAAACAAAACATCAAGTAGACTATATAGAGTTAGGAAATCTTGGTCAGATGCTAAAAGTCAAAAAGGTGCTTTTAGAAACTTAGCTAATGCTAAAAGATGTGCTAATAGATTTGGGCTAAAAGTTTTTGATCTAAATGGAAAGATAGTTTATCCAGCAGGAAAGACAATCGAGCAATTGGCAAAAGAAGTAATTAGAGGAGATTGGGGTAATGGAGAAGAAAGAAAAAGGAGATTGAGACAAGCGGGATATGATTATTACGAAGTTCAGAGAAGAGTAAATGAATTAATATGATTTTGTTTATTTCATAATAACAAAAGTTGACAAAAGGTATAAAAAACATTATAATCTAATTATTAAGGAGGAAGGAGAATAAGTAT